GAGAGGGAGTGGCTAAACTACATCATACAGGCATACCCGTACAACAACGATGTTGACTACGAGTACCAAGTGATTGACAACATAGAGCTAGAGCTATGACGACCTACCACATCTGCTTCGAGATATCAAGGGGTCTATGTTCGGGAGTGAACATAGATGCGAGGAGTTATGCCGATGCCTTAAAAAAGTTTGGCGATAGTAGTAACATTATATATATTTGCAAGTTATGAGGGCATACAAGATAAACTACATTGTATTCGGTAAGGATAGGTATGTAGACAAGGTATGGGCGAACAACGAGGACGATGCCACACTATACTTCAACATGTTCTTCAGCGACATGGGTGCAGTAATCACATCGATCGATACGTCAGTCGTTCAATTTTTAATACAAGAATTTAATAACAATTAATTTAAAAACAAAAACTATGAAAACTTTATTAATGACATTAGGATTAGCATTAAGCTATACAGCAAATGCACAATGGATGACAAAGACGGTTGACAATGGGTTTGACCCGAAGTACAACATTGCCTATACGGACAATACTAAGATGCAGTGGCTCAAGCTTGAGGACTACAACAATGGTGTGTCCTTTTACATTGGCGGTGTTTACGTATGCGATGATGATGTAGATGTAGACATCTCTTTCTTAGTATACGGAGAGTACAAGAAGTTTAAGATTGAGAAGTGCGATGTCTCAGAGGACAGAAAGACTGTTTTTTTCACAGACAACTTGGAAATCAGTGAGATGTTGCCAAGCTTTATTGCTTCAACGTTGGTAAAGGTAAGAATCAATGACATCACGTGCGGTGAGTCAACATATGAATTCAAGATGAACTACAGCATGAGTGCCTTTAACTTTATCGATAATAATTGAAACACTTTGTAATGTATCTAGTGGTATGGGTGAGCCAAAACTTATCCATACCATTTTGGATGGTTGGTCACGTGCACCTGTCGATGAATGTGTACGCTGACATCCAAGAGGTACTTATGTCGTGTGGTATGAATATTATCGTGGCGATAGGATTTATTATTGACTATAAAAAAACTAGAAAAGATGAAAAAAAATAATATAGATATTGCGATTATGCACTGCTACAGACAGCTGTATGCGTACTCCAATCCACCTGCATCGTTTGACGAGCTGTTTAAGAACGCAGAGACAAACGAGAGGGGGCAGAAGGTCATACCATACATGGACTACGAGATAGACGAGGAGGTATTCGATGAGATAGTAGACGACACGATTAAGATTTACAAGATAAAAGAGAAGGGCTTCCGCCCTAGCATACTCCTTGGGTGCAGTCCAAGGTTCACTAAAACTAAACAGACATGACAAACTTTTTAATATCGTTGACAGTCTTCACTTTATCGTGCTGGCTATCAATACGACTTGTAAGGTACAGATTTATAGCACTTTCATTCATGTTAATAGCCATGGTATCGTCTGTATTTCTTGTGTATTATATGATTATTGCATTTGGAGAATTAGTAACTTAACTTAAATTAAATAAAAATGAGAACACTTAAAACAACGATGTTATTCTTAGGAATATCGGTAACATCATTCGCACAAAACTTTAAAGGATTAGACTCTGTTAGCTATGTAAAAGGTGAAGACCTATTCATCACCAAGGTCGATAATCTAGATGAGGCGTTGCATATATCTATGCGTGTAATTGACAACAATGACGTAGACACAAACTCTGTAGAAGTTGAACGGGATTCTGATGTACCAATATATATATTTTGGGAGGACAGAAAAAACAAAGAAAGGGTATACCTATTCTTTTGTAATAAGAACAAAGAGGGCGGATACAACGTAGCTGTCCTTCACCAAGACAATGTTTACTCAGAGTTTAACGGCTTCGGCACTTATATATACAGATATGACCCAAAATAAAGCATGGAACGACCTGACAACGGAAGATAAGATCTACCGAACGGGATACAGCTCGTGGTACATAGACCACGGGGTAAAGATAGAGCTGTTTGATGCAGACAATCGCATTGAGATAATGAACACGATGACATCTAGCGACAAGTACGAAAAGATAACGGACTTTCAGATGCTCGTGTTCGAGAACAACGGTTGGCTGGCAGGATGCTACAACCTAAACATCGATGTGGCCGACCGAAAGATTAATAAGGTAGAGTCATTGATGCGTTACGCTGAGATGGACTCAGACTTATATAATATTATCGAGCTCACGGACAGAAAACAGAAATTGTTAACAAAAAAAGAAAGATATTCATTGCTATTAAGCGAAATTTTATAATCTTTGTAACCCCTAATTAAATAAATATATATGGCACACTGGAGAAATCTAATGAAAGACAACAAATACCTAGGCTCATGGGACTTGGAGGTAAATGGAAAATACGAGCCAAAAGTAGTAACAATCGATCGGATATACCAAGACGTATTTGTCGGAGAGATGGGCAAGGAGGACAAGGTCTTCGTTAAGCTAAAAGAATTTGACAAGCCAATGATATGCAACAGGTCAAACTTCAAGCGCTTAGAGACCTTCTTCAACTCATTCAACGCAGAGGAGTACGTAGGCAAGCAGATCGTAATGATGACAGAGAAGGTAAAGAGTCCACAGGGATTGGTTGATGCGCTACGATTTAGCGTCCGACCTTTACCAAAGAAGGAGCTACCGACACTAACAGCTGACCAGATGACAAAGGCCATAGAGGCATTAGAGTCTGGCAGGACGACCATTGACAAGATCAAGAAGTCGTACACTATTACTAACGAACAAATGGAGACGCTAAATGAAATTAAGAATTAGATCATCGTCATGCGCACCATTGTTCTTGGGCGATGACGGGCTGACTGACATCCAGTTGGCAAAGCTTACTGAACTCAAGTCTAAGATAAAGTTGACAGAGAAGCAGGCAATTGAGCGTGACAAGCTGGAGCTAAAGAAGGACTCGGTAGAGCTAAGTGCAGGAGCCAAGGGACTGATCGAGGATATTATCGATGCACAGGTGTACAAGTACGAGGAAACATTCTCCAACTCAAAGACACAGAAGGGATGGGACGTTGAGTCAGAGTCGTGCGAGATATATAATCGTATCTTCTTTACGAGCTACCATAAGCAGGAGGCCTTCGACCATTTCTACGAGTTAAAGCACGGCATATCGGGTGGTCACCCAGACATTGTTGATCGTGAGCGGAGGAAGGTGATCGACTTGAAGTCGTCATGGTCAAAGAAGACATTCCCCAAGACGGTTAAGAATGCATACGACAGTGGCTATGAGTGGCAAGTAAAACACTACCTGGCTATGTTGACTAAGATGACTGGCGAGGACTGGTCAGATGGTGAGGTTGCGTTTATATTGACAACCACTCCAGAGGAGTTAAAGCCAGAGTATGAGCACGACAGCCTTCATTACATGGAGGACTTAGATGATGAACTGAGGGCTACTATAGTACCCGTGAAGCTTACGAGCGATGATATTGTCAAGATGGACAAACGGCTAGCTGCTGCCGAGAAGTATGCAAATGAGTATTATAATTTATTAAAATCAAAGAACAAATGAGTGAATTTAAGATGAGGGGGGTGATTAAGGTGATCAACAACACGGTTCAGATCACAGACAAGTTCCAAAAGCGAGAGTTTGTATTGAACGAGCCTGACGAGAAGTATCCACAGGACATTTCATTTCAGCTCACACAGAACAACTGCGAAAAGTTAGATCAGATCGCTGAGGGTCAAGAGGTCGAGGTATGTTTTCGTATCAGAGGACGTGAGTACCAAGGCAAGTACTTCAACAACTTAGAGGCGTGGAAGGTTGATGCGATAGAGGAGACTCAGAAGCCAGAACCAGCTATTGCTGTAGGTGACGCTGACGACACTGACGCGGACTTACCTTTTTAATCATGTTGTTGTTTTATTATTTATTTTCATCAGTATTCATGTTTGGTGTACTACATGATCGATTGTTAGATGGGGTAGGGCAGTTCGTCATTATAATATGGTGTCTAGCCCTAGGATGGATATCAATGCCAATCTTCATCGGACACTGGCTAGTAAGCATGATGAAAAAGAATTAGATTAATAAGTCAGGTGGCTTAATGGTAAAGCCCGACCTTTTAAGTCGGAGTATACAGGTTCGATTCCTGTCCTGACTTCACTTCATAGGTACAGTTAGGGTTCTGTGGTTAGCCAACCATTTTTGGAAAAACTCTGGGTAGGC